TCCAACTATGATAGACACAAATCATCTGAGTCCTGGTACTTCGGTATCAGGTCACAACGGTTTTGTTCAGAATCCCATATAGGGGTAATGTCCTTAGCCGCTGATTGAGGAACTTCTTGCAAATCGAACAGTGTTTCCACTGATCTTTGTGCAGAAGCCACTCTCGTCTTCCATTCTTTAAAGACTCCCTTTGACGGGGAGATGGAATTCAACGTCCCACTATTAGTCAGCTTATCATCAATATTAATTGACTCCAAGATTTGACTAAGTACCGCACGATTAAGATTATCGTCTGAAAACAACAGCCCAAAGGACTGAAGTTCCATTCGTATCTTATTATGCACATACGTTAACTGGTTGTTAACATAGTTACCCACGTCCCTCACGTGATCGTGGTTGCCAAAAGCAACCATTCTCACCAGAGCGGACTCTAGGTCGGATTTTATGGGATATGATTTGTCGCGTGAAATTTCAAAAGCAGTCACTCTATCTGCTATGGATAGGCCATCGGGATTAATTCCGAGGCCTCCATAGATTTCAGGTAGAGCAGCTATACTCATAGCGAATTTGCGGAACTTCTTAGGAACGCTAGTAATAGCGCCTTTAGTTGTTCGAGAGACCCTGCAGTAATTAAGGAACTGATCAAGATTGATCAGCCCTTTCGTACTGTTAACAGGAGCTTTCACAAACGGGATTGATCCTTGTGGATCAATCAGTTTGCCAGCAAACTCGGTAAGCATGTCAGAAGATAGACACTTGTGATAAGATATAGGCACCCCCAGGAATTCCATGGCTCTTAGGTACTCCGAGTAAACTCGGTCGTCACTAATTACTATGTCGTCCCCAAGGATCCTATACGTGTCATTGACACGAAATCTACTTTCAATTCGTTTTAGTAAGACATGATGAGATAGAGCAAATAAAGCAAAAGAGCCATATAGTCCCATAGGCTGCCCTTTGGTATAACGGACGGTGTTTCCACCAGACGTTTGTCCAAATTCTAGTCTACAGAATTCTGTGAACTCTTCGACATAAGGGTATTCGAGGTATTCTAACACAGCAGTCTGAAAGCCAAGAGGGAAATTGTCCGTTGCTGATGATAAATCAACAGCATGAACAACCCTTCCTTTTCTTAGTTCATCAGACGCCCAAGTAACACCACTCATTTGGTCATGCGTACAATCTTGAGGTATAAACCTCAAGATCTTATTCAAGTCTTCGTGAAGTGGTCTAAAAGCTACTTGTGCTGCTGCAACAGGTACCACAACTACTCTAGCCCTAAGGCCCCCTTGTTGTAACACTGATATCCTACCGCCATAAGTGGCAGTATGTTTCTCAGATATATGTACGGGGACTCCCATATCAGATAGTATTCTGGTCCAAGGACCAGATAAAACTGTACCTTCTAAGAAGGACAACAGCCAAGGGTGAAGATTTCTCTTCATCTCGTCTGTCTGAAATGTAGTAGCGGGTTTAGCTGAGTTTAGGCCTGAAAAGGAAAAATCCCTTTCAGTAACCGCCCTCAACTTAAACCGGTCTTTAAGGTCTTGTTTGCTCATCTTCTTGATTTTAGGAAAATCGAACATCGACTCAACACATTGCAAGCCCATCTTATGAGATTTCTCAAATAAGTTTGGTAAAGGTTCTCCCGTAACAGCTTCTAAGAATTTCTTCTTTTGGCTATCAAGGATTTCCTCACTTGTAAAGGTATTGCCGACGTTCAAAACGCTGATCAGTTTACTCTTGGATACTAGACTTCTTTTAGAAAGAAGCGTTTCTCTAATAAACTGGCCGAGTGGCCCTGAAGGCCACCCTCGCTTGGATTTCTTAATCCAGCTAGCATCTCCTATCTCAGGAAAAATCTTCTCTATCATGCATTGTTCATCCGAAAGGAATACGATCACACGATGTTTCAACAGCTTCAAACGCTCAAGGGTCC